CGCCAAGATTTCTGCGCAGCTCGACAAGCAGCAGGTGGCGCTGGCCAAGTCGACGATGGATGAGCAGAAGGCCCTGAATAGCCTGCTTGGCGCCATTGACCCGGCCCGCGCTGCACTGGCGAAGCTGGATACTCAGGTCGAGCAACTGGGCAAACACTTGGATGCCGGCCGGATCAGCCAGGACGAGTACAACGCCGCGCTGGGCAAGATCGATAAGGATTACGAAAAGCTCAATAAAACCACCACCGGCTTCGAAAAGTTGCGCCTCGGCTCGCGCCAGGCGCAAGAAAATGTGGTGCAGCTGGGGAATGCGCTGTCGTCCGGCGACTGGGGAAGCGGTGTTCGTGCTGTTGCTCAGTTGGGCGCCGGTGCAGGTGAGGGTGCGGCGGGCCTGTTGGCGATTCTCGGCCCGCTGGCGCTGGCCACTGCCGCCGTTGGCGGACTGGCATACGCTTTTTACAAGGGCAGTGAGGAGCAGGACAGCTACAACAAATCGCTGATCCTCACCGGCAATTACGCCGGTGTGAGTGCGGGACAGCTCGGTGACATGGCGAGTCAGGTGAGCGCGACTGTCGGCACAACTGGCCAAGCCGCTGAGGTTCTCGCGCTGCTGGCCGGTAATGGAAAGATTGCTGGCGAAAGCTTTACGGGCATCACTCAAGCCGCGGTATCGATGCAGGAAGCGACCGGCAAGGCCGTGAGCGAGACTGTCGCTGAGTTCGCCAAGCTCGCAGACGACCCGGTCAAGGCATCCGCCGCGCTGAATGAGCAGTACCACTATCTCACTGCTTCGGTTTACTCGCAGATCACCGCACTGGAGAAGCAGGGCGACCATGCCGGCGCCGTGAAGCTGGCTACTGAGTCGTTTGCCGATGCAATCAACGACCGCACGCCTCGGATCCTCGAGAATCTGAGCTTTTGGGAGAGGGGCTACAACGCCGTCGCCCGGGCGGCCGACAATCTGAAAAACATCGGGCGTCCCGATATCGGCGCTGATATTGAGCAAGCCCGCCGTGACTTGGCGGGCGCTCAGGCTGGCGATGTGGGCCTGTTCCAGAACAAGCAGGAGATGATCGACCTATATCAAAATCGGCTCAACATGCTGGAGGACCAGCAGGCCGCAGAAGCCGATATCGCCAAGTGGCAAGGTGAGCAGGCAAAGGCCCAAGGCGATGCCGTCTCGTCGATGGCGAAGGTCGACGCTCTCACCAAGTCGGCATGGACGAACGAGCAGAAGCGCACCGAGGCGATCAAGGAGTACAAGCGCCAGCTCGAAGACATCCGCAAGGTCGCACCCAACGACCCCCGTCTGAATCAGGTCGCTATCGACAAGAACCTGGCGAACATCAACGACCAGTTCAAGGACGCGAAAACGGCAGCCACTCAGGTCGATCTGACCGGCTTCAACAATGCCAAGAACGACCTGGCAGCTATCAGTACTGAGTACAAAAACGCTCAGAAGGAACTGGACGCAGCGCAGAAGGCTGGACTTGTTTCTCAGGCCGACTACGCCCTGAAGCGTGAAGCGCTGATCGGCAACGAGCGCGACGAAGTGACCGCAGCCTACGAGGCAGAAATCGCCGCGCTTGAAGCTGCGAAGGCGAAAAAGACCACCTCCGCCGCGCAAAGCATTCAGCTGGACCAGAAGATCGCCGATGCTCGCGCCGGCATGGTCAAGGCCCAAAAGGAAGCTGATAGCCAGCTCGAAGTGCTCGCTACCAGCGAAACCGGAAGGTTGGCGAAACAGGAACGAGCGATTTCCTCCTACGTTCAGGCTTTGAGCCAACAGCAACGGGCATTGGAACTGGCAGGGCAGCGTGCGGTAGTTGGCGTTGGCCAGGGTGATCGGCAGAACGCCCTAAACGGCGAACTGAACAGCCAGCAAGACCGGTTTGCTCAGCAATCGCTGGAACTGGAAAACCAACGGTCTGACCCGTCCCGCAACATGTCGGAAGAGGAATTCGCTCGGAAGTCGCAGGCGCTCGCAGGTGCGAACAAGGCCGCAACCGATCAGATCCGGCAGAACTACGCCGATGTTGAGAAAGCTCAAGGGGATTGGACCAAGGGCGCAACGTCGGCTTGGGCCAATTACCTGGATTCGGCGAGCAACATTGCCGGCCAGACGAAAACTCTGTTCGGTAACGCCTTCAGCTCGATGGAAGACGCAGTCGTCAACTTCGCCATGACCGGGAAGCTTTCGTTTGCTGACTTCACGAAGTCAATTTTGGCGGACATGGCGAGGATCGCGACGCGTCAGGCCAGTTCAGCGCTGCTGAGCAGTCTCGTTGGTGCGGCTACCAGCTACTTCACTGGCGGTGGGGGCGGCAATGGACTGGCTGCTGGGTCTGCAGGTGCGACGTCGTCGAACCTCGGCGCGTCCTCGGCGGGGTACTCCGGCAGCTACTTTCCTCAGGCGCTCGGCGGTGCTTGGTCGTCGGGTGTGCAGATGTTTGCCAACGGCGGCGCTTTCACCAACAACATCGTCAGCACGCCGACAGCTTTCGGGATGGCCGGCGGTAGGGCGGGCGTAATGGGGGAGGCAGGGCCGGAGGCGATCATGCCACTGACCCGGACCTCCAGCGGCAAGCTCGGCGTTCTCGCTGCGGGTGGCAGTTCCGGGAGAACGATCAGCATCAACGCGCCGGTCACGGTGGTAACTGAGGACCGTGGGTCTGAAGGCATGCAGATTGACCAGCAAGCGCTATCGAAAAACCTTCAATCGCAAATGCAGGCCGTGGCCGAGAAAGCCGTCGCTGACTCTTGGCGAGCGGGCGGTACCAGCTTTCGAAACGCCAATGGGAGGGCCTGATGGCAATCGAGAAATTCACCTGGCCAACCGAGCGCGGGGAAACACCCGAAATTATCTATCGGGTTCGCTCCTCGAAGTTTGGCGGCGGCTACGCGCAAAACGTCGGTGACGGCCCGAACAACAAAGAGGACTCCTATCCGATCACCTGCTCCGGTCGAAAGGCCAAGGTGCAGGAGATCATGGGGTTCCTTGACCGGCACGCCGGCGCAAAGGCGTTTCTCTGGACAACGCCGCTCGGCGAGCTCGGGCTGTTCACTTGCAAAAATCCCGCTCCCATGCCAATGGGCGGTGGGGTGTTCAAACTCACTGCCACGTTCGAGCGGGCATTCCATCCATAAGGGGTAACCATGCCGCTGATCAGTGACATCCAGGTGCTTGAACCTGGCAGCGAAGTGCTGCTCTTTGAATTGGACGGCACGGACTACGGCGCCGATGTGCTGCGCTTCCACGGGCACGCGATACCGCACACGCCGGCCGAGCTGATCGCCGCCGGCGCCGATGCCGACCAGCTGCCGGCCAAGGCGATTTACTGGCAGGGCAACGAGTACAGCGCCTGGCCGATGCAGATCGACGGCATCGAGGCGAACGGCGACGGCACGGCAGTACGACCGACCCTGTCTGTGGGCAACGTCAATGGGCGCATCACTGCGCTCTGTCTGGCGTTCGAGGATCTGCTCGAGTTCAAGCTGACGATGCGGCACACGCTCGGCTCCTACCTCGACGCTGCGAACTTCCCGGCCGGCAACCCAACGGCAGACCCTACCCAAGAGACGATCGAGGTTTGGTACATCGACCAGAAGACGAACGAGGACGGGGAGACGGTCAGTTGGGAGCTGGCCAGCCCGGGCGACGTCGGCAATGAATCAATCGGCCGACAAGCCACAACCCTTTGCCATTGGTGTCTCACCGGCGGATATCGCGGGCCGAACTGCGGCTACACCGGACCGTACGTCACGAAGGACGGCGTGATCACCGACAACCCTGAACTGGACCAATGCGACGCCACGCTGGGCAAGGGCTGCATCCCGCGCTTCGGCGAGGGCAACCCGCTGCCGTTCGGTGGCTTCCCGGCCGTTTCTCTGATCGCACGGAGCTGACATGCGAAAGCACATCTTGAGCGCGATCCAGGCGCACGCGGCAGCCGAGTACCCGAAAGAGTGCTGCGGGCTACTGCTGGCGATCGGGCGCAAGCAACAATACTTTCCCTGCATCAATGTCTCGACCGAGCCGAACGAAGAGTTCCGCATTGATCCCGAGGAATACGCGGCTGCCGAAGACGAAGGAGAAGTAATCGGCGTAATTCATTCGCACCCGGATGCCACCAGCAGGCCGTCACCGCGCGACCTCGCCATGTGCGAGGCCACCGCGCTGCCATGGCACATCCTGAGTTGGCCGGAAGGGGACCTGCGCACCATCGTTCCCACCGGTGAAGTGCCGCTGCTGAAGCGGCCATTCGTCCATGGTGCCTGGGATTGCTGGCAGGTTTGCGCAGATTGGTACAAGCGCGAGTGGGGTCTGGAGTTCGAGGCGTTCAAGCGCGCCGATGGCTGGTGGGAAAGCAAGGACAACACCAGCCTGTACGAAGCGAACTATGAGGCAGCCGGCTTCTACCGCGTCGACCAGCCGCAGCGTGGCGACATGATCGTGATGGAAGTGGGGCGCACCGTTTACCCGAACCACGCTGGGATCTTTCTCGGCACTGATCCTGCGCTGCCGGGTGAGGATGCTGCGACGTTCGGTCCGGGTCCGTTCCTACTGCACCACCTGTACGGCAGACCATCTGAAGTCATTGTCTTCGGCGGGCCTTGGCTCGACCGCACGCGCTTGGTATTGCGTCATCGCGCCGCTCAAGTGAGTTCGCCGAGTGCGTAAATTGAGTACCCGCTGCTAGTCAAATGATTGACCTGAACTGATCCTCCGATGTAGACCCGGTTTGCCGATTTTTGGCTCTCCTGAAGCGCCTGTGCACGCATGATTTCGACGGCGCAATCTGGGAACGAATCGAGGTCGATGGCAGCAGCGTCGACGAGCTGCGGTTTCATTCCCAGCCCATAAGCTAACCACTCGGACTTGAAGTTCGATCCCGACCGGTAACCATAGCCATGAATTTTTCCAGTCTTGCCGGAAAACCCGAAGTGATAAATCGTTGCTGTCTGCTCATGCATAGTGGGGAACTGAGCATTCAGTTCGCGCCAGAGGGATTGAAGCGACTCGGGAGCATGAAGGTTGACCGCATCTACATCGAGGGCAAAACCTTGTTCATTCACCAAGCCGATCCAACGGTTGAAGAGAGCAGCCGAACCTGTCCCGGCAACAATCATCTTGAGATGAGGAATAGCCAAGGCTTTGCTCGAATACCCGGGAGCAGACCCATCGGGATAATGTAAAAGCGTGTCTGTTGCGACGATCGCCTCTTTCGCTTCCGTATAAAACAGGAGTGACGACATTTTGCCTCCTTGCAGCTGGATTTGTGAGCAAGAGGCTACTACCGGAGTTCGGCGGGGTGTTACTGGGGTTGTATCCACGCTGGATGCTCGGACAGCTCCGGGATTATGTCTAGACTTCGCTGGTGCTACCATTCCGGCCTGTCTACAAGGGATTCATGATGAAACTTGATAAAGAGTTAGTGCGCGAAATCCTCCTTGCTGTCGAGGCTCATGATGAGGCTCAGGGGTGGATGCAACTAAAGATCGACGGGAGATCCGATAAGGATGTCTCTTATCACGTCATGCTTCTTGATGAGGCATGCTTGCTTTCTGGAATTAGCTTGGGCGGCCTCAATCATTTCGAATGGCAACCAAAACGTCTCACCTATCAAGGGCATGAGTTCCTGGATACCGTACGAGATGGAGAGGTGTGGAGGCGAACAAAGGAGGGCGCAGAAAAGGTTGGTGGCGCCGGCCTTGGGATGCTTGTAGAACTTGGCAAGGCGTATGGTAAGCAGATTTTTAAAGAGCGGCTGGGCATTGAGCTGCCGTGAAGGTCAAAATTATTGAGGGAATAAGATGCGTCTTTTGATAGGAGCGCTGGCGGTAGCGCTGTTGGCGGGGTGTGCGACTTCGCCAACGCCTTCCAGTGAAGCTAAGCAGGCGCCGGCCAGTCAGTTGTCGGCCTACCAGTCGAAGCCTTCAGGGGCATACGGGACACTGCAAGTGATCCGCGACTCTGGACAGACCGGAAGCCTTTGTTCAATGGCCGTTTTTATCGATGGCAAGCAAGCCGCCAAGCTCGACCCGGGTCAGAAGGCATCTTTCTATCTGCCGCCTGATTCGGTTTCAATTGGCGCCGCTTACACCGGCTCTGGCATCTGCTCCATGGGTGCAGCCCGAGTGGAGCGGGAAGCGATCGTGAAAGACGGCGCGATCAAGAAATACCGAGTTTTCACCGGGGGCGATGGGCAGATCGACATACTGCCCACGACTCTCTGAAAAGACCGCCTCCGGGCGGTTTTTTATTGCCTGGAGAATGGCATGTGCTCAGCAATTACCTACACGCCAATGACGAAAGTCATGTTGTCCGGCTCGCTTGCGAAGAAGTTTTTTCGAAGCAAGCCATTCCTTCTCGACGGCGGATCGGTCGTGGAGGTGTTCCGTGCGCTCAATGCGACCATTGATGGGTTCGCCGAGGAAATTAAACGACTGGAGCGCCTTGGACTGAAGTTTGCGATCTTCCGCAATCGCGCAAACATCGGAATGGACGGATTTGATCTCGGCGGTACACGGGAAATCCGCATTGTTCCAGTGATTGGTGGCAGCAAGCGTGCCGGCGGGTTACAGACCATTATCGGCACAGTGATGATCGCCGCAGCCTATGTGCTGTCATTCACTCCGTTTGCAGCCGCATCGCCGTTTTTGTATGCGGCCGGCGCGTCTATGGCGATCGGCGGCGTGATTCAAATGCTCAGTCCCCAAGCGTCTGGCTTGAAGCAGAGCGCATCCCCTGAAAACTCCCCGTCCTACGCCTTCGGCAGCGCCAAGAACACCACAGCCAGCGGCAACCCGGTACCGATCTGCATCGGCGAACGTCGGTGGGGCGGCATGATCATATCGGCCTCGATCCTGGCTGAAGACAAAGCTTAACGGCCTGGGACCGGCCGGTGATACAGTCGCCATTTTTGGAGGGAAGACGATGCAAAGGATAATCGCGGCAGTTTGTTGTGCTGTTGCTCTGGGCGGCTGCACCACATCACTCCAGGATATGCGGGCAGAGGGGCCTGAGAAGACCTTCACAACCCAGAAGCCGGAGCAGCAGGTCGCAGAATGCATCCTTTATGCCTGGCAAAACCAGTCGCTGGCGGGGGTCCACTACGCGGTGAGCCTTCAGCCTCGTCCAGGCGGTGGGAAGTCTGTAGTTAACGCCGGAAACAGAGAGATGGCGGACGTTATCGGCGAAAAAGGGCAAACCGTAGTTCGGTTCTACACTAGCGGCAGCATGGGATGGATAATCGATCGCCGCGTCTCGAGCGCCAAGACCTGTCTTTAGAGTTTCTCCATCTGCCAGCAGTTTCATAAGCTCCACCGCACAGATCACCACCTAACCCGCTTCGGCGGGTTTTTTTACGCCTGGAGGAAAGCATGGGCGCAGCAGCACAGATCGATATCCACGGCGAGAAGGGCGGCAGCAGCAAGCCGAAGTCGCCGACCGAAGCCAGCGACAGCCTGCGCTCGACCAACCTGGCCAAGCTGCTGATCGCCGTGGGCGAGGGTGAGTTCGACAGCGTCCCGACCGATTACGACATCTACTTGGACAACACACCGATCCGCGATGCCAGCGGCAACTACAACTTCCCGAACGTGAAGTGGGACTGGCGCCCGGGCTCGGTGGATCAGACGTACATCCCCGGCATTCCGTCCGTGGAAAACGAGACGTCGCTGAATATTGAGCTGCGCAGCGATTCGCCGTGGGTGCGCTCGATCACCAATACCCAGCTTTCCGCCGTGCGCATGCGGTTGGCCTGGCCGGCGCTGCAACGCTCTGATGACCAGGGCAACGTCGGCGGCTACCGCATCGAGTACGGGATCGATGTGGCAACCGATGGCGGCGCCTATCAGCAGGTGCTGGTGGACGCAGTCGACGGCAAGACCACCACGCGCTACGAGCGCTCCCGCCGCATCGATCTGCCCGACGCCACCACTGGCTGGCAGATCCGCGTGCGCCGCCTTACCCCGAACCAGAACACCAACAAGATCGCCGACACCATGCTGGTGGCCGGTTACACCGAAGTCATCGACGCCAAGCTGCGCTACCCGAACACCGCGCTGCTCTACATCGAATTCGACGCCGAGCAGTTCACCAACATTCCGGCCGTGACCGTGAAGTGCAAGGCCCGCCGCTGGATGGTGCCGAGCAATTACGACCCGATCGCGCGCACCTATACCGGGACGTGGGACGGTTCGATGAAGTCGGCCTGGACCAATAACCCGGCGTGGATTACCTACGGCATCTGCACCGAAGACCGTTTCGGCTTGGGCAAGCGCATCAAGCCGTTCATGGTCGACAAGTGGGAGCTTTATCGCATCGCCCAATACTGCGACCAGCTGGTGCCCAACGGATTAGGCGGGCAGGAACCACGGTTTCTCTGCGACATGAACCTGCAGGGGAAGGCTGATGCCTGGTCGCTGCTGCGTGATATCTCGGCGATTTACCGGGGCATGACTTATTGGGCGCAGGGCCAATTGGTGATGCAGGCGGACATGCCGCGAGCGCAGGACTTCGACTACGTCTTCACCCGTGCCAATGTAATCGACGGCAAGTTCTCCTATGGCAGCGCCTCGGCGAAGACCCGTTACACCCGGGCGCTGGTCAGCTACGACAACCCGGCGAACAACTACGACACAGACGTCATCCCGTTTGCTGACCTCGATCTCCAGCGCCGCTATGGTGATCGGCCGACTGAGCTGAGTGCCATTGGCTGCACACGCGCATCTGAAGCCCAGCGCCGTGGCAAGTGGGCGATCTTGAGCAACAACCAAGATCGCACTGTGTCGTTCAAGACCGGCATGGAAGGCGTGATTCCGCTGCCTGGCCATATCATCCCGGTTGCCGATTCGCTGCTCGCTGGTCGTGAAGTCGGCGGCCGGATCTCGGGAGTGGCGGGGCGGGTGATTACGCTCGATCGTGACACCCAGGCCAAAGCCGGCGATCGACTGATCATCAACCTGCCCGGCGGCCGTGCCGAAGGGCGTACCGTGCAGAGCGTCAACGGTCGTGCCGTGACCGTCACAGTTGCCTATAGCGAACCACCGGTTGCGCAACTGCAATGGGCGCTTGACGCCGATGATTTGGCAATCCCGCTGTACCGCGTGCTGCGCACCAAACGCACGACTGAAGGCGACTACGAAATCAGTGCGTTGCAATTTGAGCCGAGCAAGTTCGCCTACATCGATACCGGCGCCCGCTTGGAAGAGCGGCCGATCAGCGTCATCCCGATCACCGTTGTTCCAGCGCCGGCGAGCGTGACACTGTCGTCGACGTCGTCGATCGTGCAGGGTCTGGCCGTGGCCACCATGACCATAAGCTGGCCGGCCGTGGACGGCGCGGTCGGTTACGACGTGGAATGGCGCAAGGACAGCGGAAACTGGATCAAACTACAGCGCACAGGTTTGACCAACGTAGACGTGGTCGGTATCTATGCCGGTGCCTACGTGGCGCGGGTGCGTGCGGTGAGCGCGTTCGACATCACTTCGCCATGGCGCAACTCAATCCTGACGAACCTCAGCGGGAAGCAGGGTCTGCCGCCGGCCTTGGCGTTCCTGACCGCAACTCCGCTGCTGTTCGGTATCTACCTGAAGTGGGGGTTCCCTGCTGGTGCCGAGGACAGTCAGCGCACGGAGATCTGGTACGGGCCAACGACCTCGCTGGAAGCGGCAACCAAGCTGACTGACTTGGCCTATCCGCAGAGTGACTTCTCCATGCTCGGCCTGCGCGCCGGCGTGAACTTCTATTTCTGGGGACGCATCGTCGACAAGATCGGAAACATCGGTCCGTGGTATCCGATCGGCCTCGGCGTTCAGGGGCAATCCAGTTCTGATGCAGCCGCCATTCTGGAAATGATCGCGGGACAGATCACCGAGACAGAACTCGGTGAGGACCTTCTGGCAGAAATCGAGAAGATCCCAGG